GCTGATGTCGTTACGAAGTGCAACGTCAGCAACAAGCATAAGGTTGTTTGTGTTACCTGTTACAGTGAATACAGAAGAGATGATTGAGTTCAACTCTGATTCAAGGAAAGGACCAGAACCAACATCTTCGATGCTAGCAGCAGGTGTGCGATAGGCAGCAGGAACGTCAGAAGGACCAGCACTGTCCAACCAGTCACCAAGACCACGAAGTGCGTTGGCTGTGCCAGCACCGTCTTCAGTAGCACGGTCATTGTTGGATGCGATAGTTGCTTCAACGTCACGCTTTAGTTCACGGATAGCTTTAGCTTCTGCTTGAGCGATCTTAGCTGGACCAACGGAGTCAACTGCTTCTTGCAAGTCAGAAACCATATAGTCACGGCGGAATTTTTGAATGCGATTAGCTAAACGAGCACGTGATGCGAACTTGTCAGTGAAAGCTGTTACGTCAGCACCTTCGGATATACCAGTAGTTACTGGGTCAGCAAGGCTGTCGACAGTCCACTCAACATTAGTTGCAGATGCGCTTTCTTTATTAGCCATCGATAAGATAGGTGTTTCCTCAGGTGCAAGGATAGTCAAGACATCAGTCAAGTCCTCACGATTAGAAACAGCCGATCCTGTGTTAGTTGTATCGAATGTATTTGAGAATGCCATTTTAAATAATGATAATGAGTATTAAGTTAAGTTATGAGCGAGCGCTCATTTTGAGTTTTCTAAGTTCGGCGAAATCTTTAGCGTTACCCGTCTGTTTAAATCTTGCTTCAAGTTCTTTCAGAGCTTTTGCCGTTCTTCCTTGGGACTTTTCTGATTTGGCTGAGGCTGGATTACCTGTTCTTGGTGGGTTCAACTTAGGCGATGCCTTTGTTTCCACTACAGGTTTTCTTCCGTAGATGCTGTTAGTTGCGTGAGCGAACCAGTAATCAATCTGTGGTGCAATCTCAGGTGCCTCTTTGTTCAAAACCTCTTTGAGTTTCTTGAACCTTTCGTCACCAATAGTTGCCTCATACTGTTTACGTAGATCGTTGTCCTCACCCTCAAGCCAACTTAACTCTTCCTTAGCACGTTTATCAAAGGCCTCAGTCATTTGAGCGCCTTGTTCTCGTACTTGTAAGGTATTAAGCTGGTCAGGTAAGAAAGTCTTCTGTGCTTTACGTGCCTGTAATAGGGACTTTCGCACATCAGCCTTTGTTAGCTCCTTGCCTTCTATTTCGGTTACTACATCATCCGCAGCATAGTTATCACTTTCAAAAAGAATATCTTCTGCCCATTCTACAATACTATCTACTTCTTTGGCTTTATCCTGTAGCTTCTCAATCGTATCGAGATTACTAAAAGGATTATTTTCTACCTTATTGTTTTGTAATGGATTAGGTTTTTCTCTTAAACGTGATTCTAACTGAGCGAGTCTCTCTTCAGCAGCTTTGCGTTTAGCAGTCAATTCACCGAATCGAGCTACAGCACGGCTTCCAAGTTTCTCAGATAGTTCCCGTAAATCCTCCTCTGACATATCGTCGAGGTCCAACTGTGAAAGAACGTCTTCGGATTCCTCTGCCTTAGTTGTCTCATCAGCAGTAGTCTCTTGGACTTCTTCTTGTTCGACTTCCTCGGTTTCGACCTCCTCGGCTTTTGGTTCTTCGGTTTCTTGTTGAGCCTCTGCCTTTGGTTCTTCCTTGGGCATCATCTCACCAATTCGCCGTTGAGCAAAATCCGTGACGGATATATTTGTCTTTTCCACTGATACTTTATCTGCCTCAGCGTTGGCAGTTGCGATTTCGTCTGTCATAATATTGTCCACTCATTAACGCCGAGCGATGGCGATAAGCGGATTATAACACAGAGGTTTACATATAATCAGAATGCCTCTTTACTAACTCTTCCCAGTTAACTAATTGTAGTACCTGATCATAGGTAATGATACGACCTGATACCTGTTGTATGGTTTCGTTACTGGCCTCGTGAAGTTCTTCTATTGCTTCTTCTCTGAGGTTGTGAATCAATTTAATAAATCTAGCAAACGCCTCATAGTTATAAAGCGTCTTAATATCTTCTTGTATCTGCATTACATATTCTGGGTTTGAATGTCACCCATCTGTGCGGGTGCTGTACCTACTCGACCTATCTGTGCATTCTGCGCTTGTTGCATCTGGAATGTGTACTGCCCTGCGTATTTCTCCATTCTTGCACGGAAGGCTTCATCACCTTGAAGTCTCTGTGCAATGTCTGGTTGCTGTGTGTACTGTTGTATTGTTTGCAATGCAATCTGCGCTCCTGCTGGTCTAGCTGGCATTTCAATACCTGCGAATATCTTTGTCAAATCATCGGTAACATCTTTTATTACTTGTTGCTGTGCATTCTCAACTGGTTGAAGAACAGCGTCAGCCATCACTGGGTCAATGCTTGCAGCAGCGACATCGAGTAAAGCATCCACATTAAGACGACCATTAGCGTTGAGCTGGTTAAGAGCAACAAATTGCTGTAACTTGGATTGAACTGTTTCAGGGTCCGTATTAAGAACATCGTAATTAATAAGAATATCAAAATTTTCATTTGGATTACCTTTGTTTAAAATCTGTGGGTCAGGGATACCTGTTACTCGGAAGAAGACCTCATCGGGTCCAAAGCGTTGGAAGCACTTGTACGCCATACGTAGAACCTCCGCTGTATGGCTAAGGAACTTATCAACTAGGAATTGTTTACGCACTTGGCTTATAGCTGAATCATCTAGTCCTACTAACCTGTCAGCTAGTGTAGTAAGTGTAGTTTCCATTTCGGCTGAACCAGTGTTGTACGATGGTGCTGGTGCAAAGTCCAGATCACCCTTACGGCGATATGGAATCATTCTACCTGGACCCCAATCAGTTGGAGCTTGTCCTACTGGATGCAGGATAGGAGGCAGTGTAGCTAAGCTGTTTCTGTCAACACGTGAATCCCTTTCAACCTTTACTTGATTCTGGATACCCCTCAGCACCGAAGGGATGGTTGTTGTATCATATAGGCGCTTGCTGTCCTCGGACAACTTTGTCACAACCACGGGATAGTCCTCGTATCCATTAAGTAACTCGAACTTAGCATATCCAGGTGCTAGTTCATTGCCATCGAACTCACGGTGGAAGACAGTACAATAAATGCCCTCTGCTCCATCCTCTTCATCTATTAGCCTTTGATAGCCGTAGCAGAGTTCAATTAACTCCTCAGCTTCGTAGGCATTGTCCGTTAGGCTTAAGCTACGGCGACCTTCCTGTTCACGTTCTATACTATCTACGTTTACACCACGATATTTATCAATAACGTATTCAACGAAGTCCTCATCCCATCCATCGGTGACAACTTTGTTTTCTAGTTCTTGCGGGGTATAGTAAGTACGCCAGAAGCAGTAAGGCGCTCGCTGAGGATCAGTCACATAAGTAGGAAAGAAGAAGTCTCCGTCAGGGGCTAACGTCTTAACGTCAGGCGCATTGATTTGTCTTTGGACTACAGGCAACTCAGCGGTTCCCTTTTTGCGTAGATCCTTTAGTGCCTTCTTTGCTCTTTTTTCTGTAACACCCTCAAAAACATTTTGAAGTAAAAGTATTAGCTCTTCATCCGAGTTACCTTGTTGGATAGCCATTGCTATCTCTGGACTCATTTGACTAATCTGCTCAATATCTAGTTCTTGTATAAACCTGCGGTCTTCCCTCTGCCATCCTACATAAGAAATAATTATACCTCTCTCCAACATATAGTTAGCTGCTAGTTCCATTTCTCTATGAAAGCGAGGTATGTAACCTGAACTTACCATCCACTTGAGAAAACCTGATACTATCTTGCTTCTAGCTATGTCACCACTTTCTACTGGGAAGGCACGTACGTTAGCACGATTTAGTGCGGACATAAACAGTGATACTAAACGAGTTATCCTTTCATCAATAAGATGGCACTCCATATCGGATGCACCCTCCCAAGGAAAAGCATCAGAACCGTGTTTGCGGTGATCTCTGCTTTTGCCTGGCCAGAAGTTTCTGCGGTCATCGTAGCTGGTACGGCAGAGGTCAAAGTAGGACTCCAGCTCAGTAACCGTTTGGTCATAAGCATAACGGAGAGTCTTGATGTCGGGTTCGTCCTGAACGTATGTCAAGGACTCAGAGATTGAATCATTCAGCATCTTCTAGAAATAGTCGTTTCTGTATGGATTTAAGTAACCTTACAGTATAGGTTGATGAAACGCCTATTGTATCACATAGCTCTGCATTAGTCATAGGGACTCTTGTTTCGTGAAGAACGGTACGTCTAAAGATTTCCCAGGATGCAAAACGATCCACTTGTTCTCTGCACCATTCCCTATCAAGAGTATCTGGGTTTTTGCACATAACGATAACTGACACCCTTAATGTCCTCAATGGCTTCAAAGGTGACCTTCTTTCCTACCAGCATTCCCTTCTTTGTTCTGGGAACCATCATTGCTACCTTTTTACCTATTTCTTTGTTTACAACATAATTATATCTAGGGTTAGGGCATTCTGATATTACTATACCTTCGTAGTGCTTGGGTATGATTTCATCAATCAT